CCCACACCCGCCGCAAAATACTCACCGCCCTTACTAGTCTCCCACCGACCGGCTGCTTGGCTGTCGGCGCGTAGCTCCACGGCCTCAAACACAGCCTTGTACTCTTGAGAGTTCATTAAGTTACGCACCTTACGTCCAAACCTAAACGCCAGCTCGGCGGTGTGGGTAGTCTGCATAATCTTTAAGGTAGGCTTGCGGCCCATCAACCACGCGGGTAACAAGTAACTGCTAAACTCACTCTTGGTATGGCGCGGGGGCATATTAACAATAAGTCGCTTTAAAGATCCGTCGGCTATACGGTCAAACTTCTCCGCCATAATCCGATGGTGCCTACCGTTAATAAACTCCGGCCAAACGGTTTTGGTAAAATCCATAAAATGGCTGCGGGCCGCTTCGGCTTGTTCTAAGCGCTTGGCTCGCTGGACTAACTTAGCGTACTTGCGTAACGATTCTTCCGGCAAAGAAGGCAAGGTCATAGGGCAGTGGCTCTTGGCTGAATGTTCAATGCGAATAATACACCATATATCGAAAATTTTTCTAGCACAATGAACCTACCCCCTCTTTTCTTGTTTAGGGGGGTGGGGAGCAGGGCTTTTGGTCGAGTAAAGTTCACTAATGATATAATGTTGTTGGTCCATCGAAGATTCGGGCAAAACATGGTTAGCCTAGGGCCAACCATAAGAGTGTCGTCTCTCAGGGGGGGTAGGGGGGGTAGGGGTGGCTTGGTGTTTTGTACCAAACGGTTTTTTAACGCGCAAAAAAATGCCCGCACTAGGCAGGCATTTTGTACTGGTTGGTTTACTTGCTGGCTTGCGGTTGCACTACCAGCTTAACGTATGGTGTGCCCCACGTTGCGCTGCTAGGGCTATAGCCGCCTTGTAGCATTGCCATTAGGCAAACGGGTTTTTTGCTGCTATGCCCTAGGGGCTTAGCGGCTGCCAGTATTGCTGCTAGGCTAGTGTTACCTTCCACCCCTTGCAGCAACCAATCCTGTATGGTTTGGCGTACGCCGCCTGCTTTGCCGTTATAGCCAAACGGCACAGGGCTGCTAGTACCCGCCTGCACATTGGCCAGCGGCACAACTTGCACATTGTGTAAGTTGCCGCCTGCTGCTGTATTAACCCATGCCCACAGTTGCGCGTAAGTAATTTCCTTACCGCCAGTAAATGTAGCTACGTTTACTGCTGCTGCTGTAGTGTTTTTTGTTGCTGTTTTTGCTTTTGCCATTTTTATATACCTATAGTTGTGTATGTGTGTGTGTGTGTGCCGCTGGGCACAGTTAAATAATACTGTTTTTTGCCTTTATTGTAACCCCTTTATTTTAGAGGATTTTTTAGCATATACAGACACCACCTGTCGGTGTCTGTGGTCTTCTAACTTCTCCTCTGTTGAGATGGGAATGGGAATGGGAATGGTTTATCTTAAGGCAGCAGCCACCAGTAAGGCGACTGCCGTCAGTGCAAAGAAAATACCTAGGAGCGCCATGTCGCCATCAGCCCTCCGGCTACCATGAGTAGGCAACCTTGCATTGCAATCAAGCCTAGCCAGAACAACTCTTGAGCTTCAGCTGCTGAACAGGCAACGATCAACCCTGTTAAGAACAGGACCATACCAATGTTGTTTATCAGTCTCATACCTTTCTCCGTATGTAGTGTTGGTGTGCAAGTGTAGTATGCCAAGCTGACACTGGGTGAGCTAGTCTTGTTTGTTCAACAATACTCCGTAGAGGATGATTGATAATAACACCGAGATTGATTGATAGTGATAGGTAGGGGGGAAGTTCTTCGGAATCATCAATACTCTTCTTTTCTCTGGAATGGGAATGGGAGAAAGGGGGACAAGCCCCCTTAACTACCCCTCACTGATTTTTTCAAGCTGATACTCATATGCCCAGTGACCGTTGTCTAAATCATAAGCAATGTCCCCTTTGTGAGGCTCACCGTCCTTTATTACTGTGGCTTGGACAGGATCCTCTATACCCCATCCGTCTCTCCACATCACCACGTCACCACTACTAAACTTGTACTTGTTACGCATATGTCAAGCCCCCTTACTTACAGATTAGACAAGAAGTCAGTCAGGTCTTGTAGCTGCTTATCGTCACAAACAATAAACGCCCCGAGACAATTGACTTTTAAATAGTCATCATTAGTGTTGGTTATTGTAACGTCAGTCTGGTGCGTATACCCAGTAACCGAGATTTGGGTTAAATCATCAACCATTACCAACATGGTGTTGTCAGTCTTGTCAACAAACAACGGTTGTATACCCACTTGGTCAAGGGATTTTAATACAGCATTAGTGCAAGCAGTAAACATAATCAGCTCCTTTCTATGAGTTTTATGGTATTTGTTAATTACTACAAAGCCAGTATGCCAATAGACTTTTTGTGAAACAACCCCCCCCAGAAAAAGAAAGATATTGATTACTTATGTATATGTATACATAAGTAAAAGTCATCCTCAATCCTCCTCCTCTCGGGAAAGGGAAGGGAGAGGATGGGAGGGGAATGGGAAGTCCTCAATATTCATCCTTTTCGCAAGTCAAAAAAGAGGGAGCCGAAGCTCCCTAATCACACACGTACGACTCAAGGAGTGGTCAGGTTAACCCTGAACCACCAGTTTGACAAACGGTGTCCCCCAATACTTGCTAGACGGGGAGTAGCCACCGTGCATGAGCGCGTGGAGGCAGACCGGCTTTTTGCGCGAGTGCCCAAGCGGAGCGGCCTTATTGAGCGCAGTCTTAAGACTACGGTCACCGTCCACACCGCGTAGCATCCAGTCCTGTATAGTTTGTCGTACGCCTCCAGCGCGACCACCATAACCGAACGGTACAGGTGACGTGCTAGCCAGATCCACGTTATCCAGTGGAACAATCTTCACGTTGGCCTCGTTACCACCGGCATGCTCTTGGACAAACTTCCAGATGTCACCGTATGAAAGCTCTTCACCGGTGAGACAGAGCTCAGCCACTTTTACCTCGGCCTTCGCGACTGGTGCTTTCTTTACTGCTTTCTTAGCTGATGTAGCCATTTTCCTATCTCCTTTCTATGAGAAATGATTGGTCCTACATAACCCCTTGGTTACGGTATTCACTATACTCTCATTAGTTATCATTGCCAGTCTTTTTGCATCCTTCTTAATCGGTCAAGATTGACGTCATCATCAATCTTCCTCGTATACACCCACCATCGTTCGTCATCAATCATCCTCTTTCTTCTTAGAATGGGACGGGATAGAAGATGAATGATGATGACAAACGAGGATAGAAGAAGAGTTGACCACGCACAACGCCTCACGCATCACGGCTCATGCTCTTTCTTCCTCGCATGGGCGATAATAAAATCAAGGAGGGCGGTCCAATCATACGGCCTCCCCGTTTCCCAATCCGGGGTCAACGCCTCACGGTCCTTCGTCCCCTCAGCTAGCTCCATGGCTCTTTCTCCTCCAAATAATTTGAGGGAGGAGGAGGAAGGATGACCAACAAGGTTCCAGACACTGCCCCCTTGATTTGAATACTGTACCTGCCATGCGATTTGGTGCGGTCTCAGGTCGATCTTTCTTATGACTTTTAATTGACTGACTTTTAGTTCAATCCAAAAGGAAGTACCGTCCTTCACTCCGTGAACATCAGGTACTCCGGGAGTAGCCCAAGTCTCGAGGCGTGTCCAAAACACGCCCGAGGCTTTAGTCCCTTGTTTTAACTTACTCCATAACTGGGACTCAGGTTTAGACATCCGCCCCTCCGTGGCCGACTACCGCTTGCAGTTGCTCTTGACACGATTCACACGGGGTTTTATCCTCGTTTTCGATGTATTTCGCGTAGTTATTGCCGAGCATCGGCTTACCGCACAGGGTTTGTCCCTTACCCGCGATATTCCAGTGTTGCTGCCCAAGACGTTTTGTCCATTCATCAATCCGCATAAAGCACCTCCATCAATTGGTGTGGTTGTGTTTCAAAAGTAACCCAGTCACCGCAGGCTACCGATTTATCACCTACGGTCACTGGTAGCGTCTTAGCGTATTGAATAAACCGACCTAAGCGCTCCTCCTCGAACAGCTCATGCAACTTGTCATGCTGCTCGCAATAGCAGTACGCGACTGCCCACAGGGTACCCATCACAGGCATAAACGACACTTGGTCGTCACTTGCTATGTTAAATACCTCAATCATGACATATCCCCTAGCATGCCGTCGGCTATCCACTCTTCTGGGTGTTCGGACCATTGCTGCAAGAAGTCTGCTTGCCATGCCATGTCGGGGTCTACTACAGGCATATCACAGGGGTAGTCCCTATTGCCGTCTTCCATTAAGGCATTGCATCCTAGCTGTGCAAAGAGCTTGGCGCGATTCTTGTAATCGCCAAACTCGTGTAGGGTGTCATGCTCCCAAGGTTCTCCACAAAACTTACAATGTATATCCATGTCGCAACTCCTTTCTATGAGTTAGTGAGCGTACCTACTTGGTACATTACAATGGTGCGCCACGACACCAACCCCGAGCAACTCTTGTTTAGTCTTCTTGCGTCGCTTCACCTTCGATCACTAGATTACCTTGCATAATCGCCTGTAGAGCAGGGAAGTCTTCTTGGAGTTGTTGTATTTCTTTAAGGACTTCCTCTTTGCTCATCTGGTCAATGCGCCCGTGCAAGATTTCTTTGCGATCTATGTACAATCCTGCTGCTTGGCCTCTAGACTTTTCCGCAGCGACAGCCGCAGCGAAATTGTTACCACTGAGGGCAGCATCACGGATCTCTGCTAGTTTTCTGACATGGCCTTCAAATGTGACTTCGTACTTGACGCCAAGCTCTTGTTTGATTTCTGCAATACGTTGATTGACCCTAGGGTTCAGCTTGAGCATTTGCGAAGCAATAGACGCAGCGGAGTTCTCACTGAATCCAGCACGGAGAGCGGCTTCTGTTTGGGTGACATCTTCGCAAGCAAAGATCATCGCAAACTTTTCCTGCTTTGCAGTGAGATTCCTTACCTTGTCCGACCGGACGGGCACATCCAACTTCTTTTTGTGAGTAACTTTTGGCAGAGCCATCTTATCTCCTAGACCAACTTACCAGACTTTACATAATAGGTCGAAAATCGCGAAGGACAAAAATGCATTTTATCACATTCCGTCGCCGCGCGAACACGAGTTTGATGAACATATATTTTTCTATATTGGTCCATTTGGACATAACTCCTTGAATAACCAAGTATAGTGTGATATCGTATATTATAGAATGTTAAAAATCCATTTTACGCATCTCGCGAATTTCGACCTATTATGTAAAGTCCCCTGAACAGAGGTTTTTGGTCAAAAATTGACCAACTTTTGAATCTTGTAAGACTTTTGCCATAATCCCCACCCCTTACTCGACGCCCCTAGACTGTTTGATATTGCATGCCTAGGGGTAAGGCAGGGGTGGGGTTGTCCAAGGGCAGGTAGACGGTCTAGCGGCGGCTTGGGATTATCCAAACAGTTTGTGCCATAAGGTAGCCCATAGTCCACGGTGGACAGGTTCTTCCTTGTTGTCAACTGCCGTGGTGAGCACCGGATTAGGTGCCTCCATCCCTGCGCTAGTAACTGTGATGGTTACGCTCTCCGTCTTGGGTTTTGCAACGGCGACCCCTGCCTCTTTAAGAGCCACATTAGTGATAGCCAACCCCCGCTCAATGTTCTCGTTTTTCAGCCGACGATACACCACATACTTGACTTGCTGCTGTGTCATTTTATACTTTGCAGCCAGTTGTTTGATTGTCATGCCTTGAGCTTTGTCCGCCGCAATTTGATAGATCATTGCGTCGTTCCATTTTTCGTTAAAGTGCCCATCCTCTTTCTTAGCCATTGTGCTTCTCCTGTGTGAGGTGTTCTAGTTGACCTACCGTCCGAGCAAGTTGAATAATATACTCATCCAGTGGATTTTTACACTTTTTGCACTTGGTGTCCCCAAGTAGGACCACCAACTCCCAAAGTAGGGCAGTCTCGTCGTGGTGGGTAAAGATCTGCCCCAAGGCTCGCTTTTCCCTGCGAGCCAAGTTGTAGACTACATCTAGCTTTTGTGTAGTCTGGGTCATTAGTACCAACAGGAGTACTCTACCTGCCCTCCCTGTTCTAGTGCGTCCAACGCAGCTTGCACAAACTCGGCATCTTGTTGGGCGTAGTCTTCAACGGCTTGGTCTTGCCATTGGTGTCCCCAAAAGAAACCTCCTCTGCAAAAATAGTCCTCGTACCCTTTTGCGATTTGGTTCTGCAAATCCAGCAGGTCGTCTTTGGTGAGCACAAGTGTTTGACAGTTGAAGTCTTCGGCATCCTCGCCGTGGACGGTGTCTGCCCACAAGGCTTGCATGAACTCTTGCAACCGCGAGTGTTTGCGCCAGTAAAACTCAACGGCTTGGGCGTGGTCCTTTTGGCGGACAAAACCGTATTGATCTAAACCCATTAGTCGGTCTCCTCATTTTCTACGTGTGGTAATAGCTCTGGTTGGGGCAGGTGTTTATCCCCAAAATCTAGGTTGGTGTCCATCCATTCTTCTAATGCGTCGGGTTGATCGGTCCACTCAATCACCTTGAGCACCGGAATATGTTGCTTGGTTTCTGCGCAGCGCACCTCGGTTGCGCCGACATAGACGCGGTCGTGACCGCGCACGTCGTAAATAAAAACCCGAAAGGTAAAGTCCGGTGGTAGGCGGTAGATACCGGCAAAATCCATGCGGAATCGCTTGGCAGCATCTTTTACAGCGGTGCGCAGGTCGGCGTCACGTGACCATACTCCAGCGCCATACTCATCAAAGATGGTTGCTATAAAATCAGATTCGGTAAGGTCCTCCTCTTCTGTTGGAAAAGACACGGTGATGTAACCCGCGCCAATGTCACCCAACTCATCATTTACTTCCCACTTGTGGGTCGGGCACGTTTCCAACCAATCATAAAACTCTTTTGTGTTCATGGTATGGCCTCCTAGGTAATTATCCGCGCTTGGACTTCCACCGTTGCGTTGTTGATAATTTCCTGCACGGCGTCGCTTAGGTTGTCGCGGAGGTAGTCGTCTAACAAGTCGTTAACGGCATCTTGTAGAAGGTGGGGGGACAACTGTTCGTCGGGGTTGTCGGCTTTGTACTCTACCTCGTCTATGCGGTCGGTTAGTTCCTGCATCCTGTCGTCGTCTTGTGGGTTTAGGGGACGCATAGCCTTTTCAAGGTCTGCTAGTTTGACAGTAAGGCAGTGGAGTAGGCTATCCAACTTGTGGACGGTGGTTTCTACCTTGGCGAGTTTGAGGCTATACACCCGCAGCGCAAACTCTTGTTGGGTCAGGTATTTGGTTACCGGCTCCATGCACAGGTCGACTTCGGTTGCTACTTGCGATAGCGTGAGTTGATCAGATAGGCGATCAGTAGTATCAGGGTCAGTGTGAGAAATGGCATTGCTTTCTATATCCATTAGGTACTCCTTTCTTGAGTAGTGGTTGATGCACAGCTCTTGCTGCACCCCTACAGTATGGCTGCCGAGTGCAAAGGTGAGCTAGTCTTGGTTACTCTTCTTTGTTCCGCAGACTTTTACTCCAAACGGGGTCGAACAGAGAATCTTTCGCGCTGACGCCAGGAGGAATCTTCGTTATTCGTCCTCCCTTGGCTAGGTATTCTTTCACGTGGTTGTTCAACAAATCGCGCAGGTGAGTTTTTTGGTCTTCGGTGGGGAGGTCTATCTTTGTGGTGGTCATGGTATGCCTCGGTAAAAAGTGTGTTTATGGATAACCGTAGTCACTTGTCCAAACATTGCCCACGCAGGAGCCACCTTGTGATTGTGATAGTGGGTGGCTCCGTCGGTGTGGTCCGGGAGGTAACCGGTCAAATATGCAAGATACATTGCCTGTCGCCAAGCGGGGATGTCGGTGGGGGTGTCGGACTTGCCATCGCAATAGAAGCTAAACTGACATCGATCGCGGATAGGGTGGTCCCCCCAGTAATGTCCCTGCTTGACTACGGCACAAGCATCGGCAGGGTAGCGGGGGTCCTGTATCCTGTTCTTTATCACTTGGGCAACGGCTATCTGTCCCGATAATGGTTCGCCTCGGGCTTCAAAATAGATAGCCAAGGCCACGCACATCAAGCTAGTCATCGTAGATACTGTGGTTCTTTTCAAAAGGACGGCAGGTTTCCAGCACGAG